GCTAGGTGTTGGTGTTCCCATGGCTGGTGGTGTATACGGTACTGGTGGAGGTGTGACATTGCTTGCTGCGCCATTTACTTTCTCCTGTGTACGACCCCATGCTGCGATACCAAGAACAGCACCCATAGCAATATGGAAAAGACCAGCGCCTTGAAGTGTTAGTGGATTCCATTGAACTAATTGTTGGTGTTGTACTGTTTGGATTAATGCCCAAAGAATTGGAAATATAACCATATCAAAGAAACAAACAACCATATACATCCAACCCATGGCTGGACGCCATTTCTTTTGCATCCAGTCTTCATCTTTTTTCTTTTCTTCTGCCATTTTTATCTCCTTGAAATTATTCCTGGTAATTTTGTTACAACTTTAGAACCAACTGCACCAATAGCAAAATTTTTCAGTCGATTTATAAATGCATTTAGCGGATCATTCTGAGTTCTAACTGCTGATGGTGTTTCATTAAATATTGGTTGATATCGGCTTGGTGTATCACCATTAAAATTAATTGAAGCAAATCCACTATCTGCTTTATCCGTATTCTCAATATATCTTAAATTACCAACTACATAATATTTGTAAGCAAAGTTAATAGATATTTTCATAATATCTTTGTTCGCTTGATCTAACTGAACTGCGCCAATACTTTTAGGGAATGCTTCTCTTAATTGAACAGCATATCTAGATTGATTTTTTAAATCTTGAACCTCAATTGTAATATCCGATGTATAGTCGTCATAATAATTAAAATTCCTTGTTCCTGGATTTTGTATGTATGTCATCCAGTTATCAAAAAAGTATTTTACAGTCATTGATGTATCAACATAAAATGACATATTAATATCTTCATATAGACGTTCATATGGCGCTTTTCTTACTTCTCCATATGTATGCGTATCTGCTGTATTAAAATTTGTTCCTGGTAACTGAACTTGATCACAGAGCAATATGACATCTTGTAACCAAGAACCAGTTGGATCTAATTGATATGGTTGTTTTGGAGTAATGCAAACCAGAAACCTATTATTCCTAGCCAATCCATCTTGTTTTATTTTAGATATAAAGTCGTTTAATGGAGATTTTGCCATTTATGCTCTTCTTATAATTTTTCTGGAATCTGACCAGACTTGTTGTTTAGATGCGCCAACAAATTTTTCAACAGGTAATAACATAGCAGTTGCCCAATCTTCTGAATATATTTGTCTAAATTGGCTTCTTACATGGCTAGATAAATATTGTTTTACACAGGGTTTCGCTGGAGCGAAACGAGATACACCATCTATTAAAGCCCAGCTGTATTTAATTTTTGTACTTTCATCCCATCGAGAATTATTTTTAAATACTAAAAGTTGATCTAGTAATTTAATACGTAAATCATATGGTAAATAGTGCATGTTCAACCCATAAAATCCATCTGGGGTTTTCCTAAAAGGGAATACTAAAGGAAACCTATCATAATAAGGTAATGTTTCTTTAGTTTTAGGATCATATACATACATGTATAAGTTTCCTGGCATAATAGATGGGCGCATACTACTTGGTGCACCTTTTAATACTTTATTTGGGGTGATGTTTTGCTGCGCCATTGAGGCGACTTGTTTTTCAAACCAACTTCTCGATCTTTTTACCGCAGTTAAAAGATCGTATTTATTTTGGTCAAAAACGTCTTGAATTGGTTTCTTAATAGCCATATTCTTTATTTAGGTGTTATGTTAAACCAAGTTCTTTTTCTGTTATAATTTTGAATTCCCAACCACGATCTTTACAATACTCTGTTGCAGCTTTCCATTTTGCTTGATTTTTTATATAAGTAAAGGATTCTTGTAAATACCTTTTTGTTTGACGTCCAGGATACTCTGGTGGGATACACTGTTTAGCTGGTTTTACCTCAACTAGATATCGTTTTAACTTGCCATCTTTTTGTTGTACTTGAATTTGAAAATCCACATAATATCGATGTATTTTGTTATCAGTTGGACAATGATATGGGACTATGGTTTCTTCTGAAGACCATTTTAAAATACTTGGGTTTTTATCACACCATGACGCAAATCTAGTTTCCCAACTAGATCGCATAATAATATTAGTTGGGTTTCCTGTGTATTTTTCTGGATATAAAGGTTTAAACAATCTTTTATGGAACATAAATAAGAAATAGAATAGGTAATAATCTATTATTTAGAGAAAAATAAATGCCAAAAACATTCGACAATCAAGGTACTGTTATATCTAGCACCCCAAATAGCGTTTCAAGTTCTACGGGTAGGGGAGAATTAACAAATGCGCCTGCAGCTACTACCGCTCCAAAAGAAAATTTGTATAAGGGCAGGGGAGATCCAACAGCATTTAATGCTGGAAAATATGATATTGAAAATTATTCATATCCTCAAGATTTGATGGCGGATGATGCCAGGTATGGTGGTAACTATGCTATATTTTATATTAATGTGGCAGTAGATTCTAAATTAATAACAAGAGATTCAGCCCCAACTGTAGAAGATAATACACCAAGAGATAGAGGTGACTTAATCGGTATGGGATTATCGAAGAAACAATTAGTTGCCGCAAATGTAGGAGCAGGAGCAGTTGAAGGCGCAGTTGCTGGTGGACTGCTTACAGGTGATGTCAAAGGTGCAGCTTCAGGTGCGGTTAAAGGTGGCGTAGTTGGTGGCGTAGTTGGTGGCGTAGTTGCTTTAAATGCACCAGATGCTCAAAGAAGTCAAAAGCGTTTAAAAACTGCTATTGCTTTACATATTCCAAATAATCTTTCTATTAGTTATGGTGTTGAATGGTCTGAAGAAGATACTGGCGCTGTAGCAATGGCTGGCGCACTCGGTGGTGAAGTAATGAAAGCACTTCAGTCTAAAGGTAAAGATAGTGATGTTACTGGAACTGGTGCTGCAGTATTAACTAATTTGGCATTATCAAAAGGTCCGCAAGGTGCTGCTAACTCAGTTGCCACAGGCATGGCGGCAAATCCAAAGAAAGAACAAGTATTTAAAGGTGTTCATTTTAGACAATTTAGTTTTGAATACAAGTTTTTCCCAAGAAATGCAGATGAAGCACAAAATGTAATGAATATTATTAAGACGTTTAAATTACATATGCATCCAGAATTTAAAGACGCTAATAATTTCGTTTATATTTATCCATCAGAGTTTGATATATTTTATTATGCTGGCGCAAAAGAAAACGATAAAATACATCGACACACTTCTTGCGTATTAACTGATATGAATATTAATTATGCTCCAAATGGAATGTTTACTACATTTCCAGATGGTACACCAACACAAATTGATATTACTTTAGCATTCCGCGAACTCGCTCTTCTTACTAAAGATAAAGTTAAGGATGGTCTATAATGTATTTTAAAAATTTTCCACAATTTTTATATGATTTTGATATAACCACTACTGTTGGTTCTGGAACCCAAGCACTTGCGTATTCAGAATTATCTGGTGATACTGTTGGTTCTGTACAAATAACAAATGGTGGTTCTGGATATGTTAACGCAGTAGTTACATTTTCTGCGCCAGAAACAGGAGATGTAGCAGCGACTGCTTTTGCTGTTATTGAGTCAGGTGTTATTACTGATATTGTTATAACACAACCTGGAACTGGATATGCTTCACCACCATTCGTAACAATTTCTCAACCATGGACGCATCAACAAACAGAAACTAAAGCATGGGCATTGACTGATATTACTAGGAATATACGATTTCGTAGAGATATCCTTGCTAATGTTACCGTATATGATTACTATGACATTGTTGCTGGAGAGACACCAGAAATTGTTGCTGAAAAAGTGTATGGTAATGCTCAATATCACTGGGTTATTATGCTAGCGAATGAACGATATGATTACCTTGCTGATTGGCCAATGACTCAAGTTGCTTTGGATCAATATGTTATTGACAAATATGGCGATCAAGCAGATGCAGTTCATCACTATATTGACTATGATGGATTTATAGTAAGTAGTGATATTCCTGGAGCAGCATCAATATCAAATAGACAATATGAAGATAAATTAAATGAATCTAAACGAACAATTAAAATTATTTCAAGAGATCTAATTAGTACTATATTAAAAAACTTTAAAGATCAATTATAATGCAACCAGCAGATCAGACCATAAGTTTTGCTGGTGAAGTCAGCATTGATAAATGTGATATTACTACCAGCGGTGGTGTAAAGCAGGATGTTGCTGCACAGGTTATCGCTATCTCAATTTATGAAGATATATTTTCTCCATTTATAACAGGATCATTAATCTTAAAAGAGTCATTTGACCTTGTAAATTTATTTCCTTTTGTTGGAGAGGAGATGATTGATATTGAAATTAGCACACCAACTCTTGATTCTAAAAAGAATATAAAAGGTAAATTTTATATTTACAAATTATCTGATCGTGAATTGGTTGGTGACAAAAATATTGTCTATCAACTTCATTTTATTTCAATTGAAGCCATTATTGATTTAAATAAAAAAATTAGTAAAGTATATTCTGGAAG